CAGTGCTGGTCAACACCAGAGGAGTGATTTCTGTAAACGCACCTGTGGCCAGATTCCATTGAAAAATGCCCCAACGAGTTGTGCCAGTATCAAACCAGAAAGTTCCGTTGTCGGGATCGCCAGTGGGACGTACTAGAGTGGCTGTGAGCTCGGCTAGGTCAATGTCTGCCCGCTGCACATAGGCTCTGTTGCTGATACCCAGGCAAGAGTATGCTGCCATCAAACCATATTCATTTAACTCGTATCCATTGATAGGAGTGCCAGCTGAGGTTTGATAGAAGAATGGTACGCCAAAAGTAGCGGCAAGATCACGCTGACTAGTAATTGTGTAAACTCTGTTGGCATTAGCTGCCAGTGTTCCTGGAGCTACGCCTGCACCAGTGCCAGAAATCTTGTTCTGTGCAGTGGCAATCATGATAAACGGTACGGTATTGGTGGCTGCAGGAATGTAGTTACTTTCGTCGATAACGGTAACTTCTACGCCAGGTGATGTAAGTGCCATATTGATGGTTCCTTTTACAAGTTATTGATATTTAGCGGAAACCCCAAAAACTACTAGGATACACTGCCCTTTGCAAAGGCATGCTGTTAAATAACAATATGAAAAGGCCTCTTTGCACTGTGTGTCAACAGAGACCCTGTGCTGTGAACTATCACAGTCAGGATAGAGTGCATTATCGTTCCCGCTGCGATAACTGTTCTAGGAAGCAGCGCAAACTACGTCCAAGAGATCCAAGATGGAAACTGTCAGGCTACAAGAAGAAAACCAGTTGCGATGTGTGCGGCTTCAAAAGTCGCACAGCCAGTCAGATTCTGGTTTATCACATTGACGGGGATTTGAACAACGTAGAACCGCGTAATCTACGCTGTGTGTGCAGAAACTGCGTGGAGGATATTAAACGACAAGAGCGTCCTTGGCGGCGTGGTGATCTTGAACCAGATTTTTAAGCTGCACATACAGATCGTCTACGCTGCCATTGTTGTCAACGATAGTATCAAACGTCTGTCCAACCCAGGCCCATTCGCTGTTGTGCACTTGGGGCCAAACCTGTGCCATGAGTTCGTGCGCATCCTCCAGTAACCATTGATCATCTTCCGGTGTGGTATTTTCTCGCAGCGCACAATTATACCAGGCTGGCAAGAATCCACGTTGTATCCAGTAGATTTTCCCACCGGCTCTGCGTATCGCTTGAATTTCATTTGGAAAACGCACGTCGGATATCACAACATTGTCCGTGGTCTGCTGCAACTTGTGCTCAAGGCTGGCAATCCAGATATCATCATGGAAATGATTACGCAACACATCAGTTCCCCAGTGCTGCAAAATCCAACGTGGTGTAAGATCAGGTAGATCCAGTCGCTGCGCCCACCATGTATCAACTTGTTCGCGCCAGGATCTGCTTTCAGCTGTTCTGCCCTCGAGCATGATTCTGTCCCATCCAAACACAGCACTCACAGCATCTTTCAAAGTGGCAGCAAAACTGTCACGTCTAAACTCGTGAAAATTCACAAGATAGTCCGCAGCGGTGTCTTTGCCAGAACCAATAAGTCCCACAAATCCTATGATCATACCAAGTCCTTTATGCCAATGGCTCTCAGTGTTTCTTGTAATAAATCAATTTGTCTACGACAGTCATCAAGTGCGTGGTGGCTGGCTGGGCGATGTACCTCGTTGTTCACCATGATAGGTGCTACAGGGGCATCATTGAACTTTTCGTTGGGCCACAGCATGTACACAGTGCGGCAATCACGAACCTTGTAATATTGCCAGGGCAAAGGCTTTTGGTAGCTTTTGTAGGCGTTTTCTAGTATAGTCATATCAAAGGTTGGGCCATTGGCCCAGATGCTACTGCTTTTCCAGATTATTTTGCCCAGCTGATCTAACACTTGGTCCAAGGGCACTCGATTGTCTTCGGCAAAAGCTTCTTCTCTAGCAAAATCACTTTGCCGAGCCCACCAATCCAGTGTGCCTTGCTCAATTGAGCGGTTGCTTTGGCTTTCAAGATCAACCCTAGCATAATAGCAGGTGTCGTAGTATCCACGTCCCAGTGGGTCAAATGCCTGCGCAGCCACGGTGAGTATGGTGGCGTCCGGAGCAGTGGCCAAGGTTTCTATGTCTATCATTAGATGCATAGAGCAAGTATAACAGAGAAAGGACGTAAATCAAAGAAGAGGTTAGCCAATAACCCAGGTCAAGGGCTGTGAGCCATCTACATAGTTTTTGAGTTGTTCAACCAGGCTATCCATCTGCGTTTGTGCTTCGGCTTTCATTGCAGTGCCATTCAGTGTGCTGCCGCCTCCAGGGCCTGCAATGGTGCCAAACTTTTCGCGAGCTTCACCTACCATCATTTTACTAACAGCTACCATGTAATCACGCACCCATTGACTGATTTGATAGTCTTGCAGCAGTTGTATCTCGGGCTTGAGCTGATATACCCATAACAATACCTGCTCACCAGAACCCTTAGGATCACGTATGAGCTGTAATTTCTTGGTCACGGGGTTCCAGGTAAAGTTGATAAAGCCACCAAACATCCTAGCAGCTAGTTCAACATACTGAGTATAGAAATCATATGTAGCAAGGCCGCCGCTTTGATTGAAGTTCATGAGATACACCTGCATTTGAGCCTGACTAAAAGGATCAAACGCGGAGCTAAAGGGACCTGTGGCTATGCCAAATGTTCGTCTGAATATCTGCTTGACCTGCACCACTTCTTGCGGCAAGAAATATTCGTTTTGATCAGTGATTAGCTCCATGAAGATATAACATTCTTCATAGGCGTTTTGAGCACGCTGTCTATAGGTACCAATTGTGCGCTGATATGCGGCTTCGTAGTGTGCAGGATCCAGCTCAACATCGATCATGTTGTTGCCCAGCTGAAGCTGTGTATATTCAATTAGTTCTTGTTTCTTCTCGTCGAGAGTGCTTGGGTGCATACGTGCTCCTGATCCAGTATTTACCGGATTCGCAGCAGCACTAGGTTCTCGTTACTACGTCCATTGAACTTGGTTTCAGTGGCCTTGATCTCTTTGAAATACTTTCTCGCTGCGGGAGCGCCGCCACTCATCAAGGCCTTGATTTGCTCAGCAGGCTTACGCAGAGTTTTTTGTATGCTGTTGGTTGAGTCAAAGCCCAACAGTGCACTGTTCTTCACAGATAAGCTCTGCACATGACTGTCAGCTACCACATGTATCAGCTTGCGCTTTTTAGTATCGTACAGCCAGGCTTCACTTGCACCCACTAATTTTGTCACGGGTTCAGAAGTTAGTTTGAGTTCTGCAAACTCTTTGAGATATTTGAACTTTGCAGTAAGTTTCTCCGCACTCACAGGTTTTTTCTTGCGTGGTTTGCGTTCTACTTTCTTGATCTGCACATAACTATCACAGTCTGCCAATACTTGTTCTGCAAACTTCACAAGGTTACGCAGTTGTATTTTACCAAAGTGATTATAGCCTTCGGCCAACTGTGCGTCTTTGCCCACAACAGCATCTGCAAATTCGTCGCGATGCTTGACCCAGGTGTCGCGCACCACACTGATATGCTGTGGGCTTATATTCATTCCACGCAGCAGGTTGATAGGTTTGTGTTCTGCTGTGATTTTCACCCCGTCTTGAATCAAAGCATCCAACATGCCCTCAAGTTCTCCTGCGGCTTCGGCTGCTTTTTCACGCAGTCTGTCCTGTATGTTGGGCTTGACCGCAGTGGCATCAGGTTCATCCACAGAAATTTTGGCTGATTTGGTCTCTACAATTAAATCTTGAATATGTTGATCCAAACGACTCTGTTCATCAGCAAGCAGTTCAAGTCCCCTTAGGTTCATTCTGCTGAGCCATCCAAATGTACAGCTCACCGACTGTTCGGGTACTCGTGCAAAGGCCTTGGCATCCACAGATCGCTCGTGTCTTGCCAGCCAATCTATGATCAACTCCTTGGCTTCTTTCTTGCCAAAACTGTAATGGTACCAACCAAATGCCCGGCTAAGACTACTGAGTCTGGTGTCACTGTCTGGCTGTATTCTCCACTCGGGTTCGGATCCAGTGTATTTCACATCAGTTTTACTGGTCATGGC